TGCCTCTCGCTGTTCCAACGGTGGAGCGCTCCCGTTATCGGATCTACAACCTTCTGCCGATCAAGCAGCCGGTTACGATCGTTGTTCGGACCGATACGCGAACCGTCAAGACGCTCGGGTACGTTGAGTCCAGCGAGCCCGACATCTTCTCCAACGAAGAGGCAGTCAAGGTAACGCTGATCTGCCCTGATGGCTACTGGTCGGATGGCGCTACTGACACTCAGAACTATCTGCCCTTCGTCCAGGAGCACGCGGCGTTCGAGTTCGACTGGGAGGACACCCCGCTCGAGTCGAGTCCTACGCTCATATTCTCGAAGACCGTCGGACTGCCCTCTGTCATTCTGGAGAACGGCGGAGACGTTCCTGCGGGATTCACGATCATGATCGACATCCTCAAGGACAATGCCACCCCGATCAGCATCTATGACGATATCCGCGGACAGCACCTGACGCTCACCACCAAGTGGCACCCAGACTCCGCATTGACGCAGCCGGCCAAGGCGGGCGATCGATTCTACATAAACACTCGCGTCGGACACAAGAGCGTTACTCGCATCCGGAACGGCAAGTCCGAGAAGGCGCTCCATCTTCTCGATATCAACTCGGACTGGCTCATGCTGTATCCGGGAGAGAACCGCCTCTACTACACAATCAATGTTGGCGAAGGTGCTAGGGTGTCTCTTTCTCGCGATATTCTCTACCAGGGGGTATAGTGTACCTAGCCGTTCTCGACAAGGGACTCAACCTGGCGTACGTCATCGACGACTACAAGTCGGTTATCTGGACGGAGCGCTATAATAAGTACGGCGACTTCGAGCTGGTGGTTCCGGGCACCTACGAGAACTACGAGAAGTTCCGCCTCGACACGTATCTGTTCACGCCCGAGTCTCAGAAGCTCATGATCATCGAGCAGCTCGAGTGGACAGAGGAGTACAACAAGGCCAGCGAGATAAAGATCACGGGGCGATCTCTGGAGTCCATTCTCGACCGACGCGTCGTAGGGCCAATCTGTTCCAGCGATGATCCTTGGTTCTACTACATCAAGGGTTTTAACGACTTCGGCGACAACATCATCACATCGCTGGTTTCGGAATCCTTCGCATTTCGACAGCCATCGCACCCCCGTCATGTAGGTGCGTTACGATGGATGGCGAACCCAAAGGATCTCCCGAAAGAGGTTCTACTCGGTCGAGATGGAGCAGAGATGAAGCTGCCCCAGCGCCGTTTCACCACGGTTGCCGAGCAGCACAGCAAACCCGCCGGACCCGGAGCTGATCTGAGGCTCAGTCAGTACTCGATTGATCTCTCATCGACGCTTGAGGGTAGTCTGTACGAGATCGTAACCACTATTCTCGGGTACTACGGCGGCGGATTCGCGATCGATCTGGAGATCGGCAACCCGTTCCGCTGGTGGGGATACGTATACAAGGGGCTCGATCGGACTCGCGAGCAGACCAAACGCTCGCCAGTCATATTCTCGCCCAAGATGGACAATCTGTCCAAGTCGGTCTACGTCGAGTCCGTAGCGGACTACAAATCGGTAATCCGATCTGGTCTCGTGAGCAGCCAGAGCGTTGGCGAAGCGCACGAGTACGGTGACACAAAGCCGAAGACCCAGTTGGCGAACACGTCCAAGACCATCGGTCTATCCGGTTTGGAGCGCAGAGAGGGTTATCTCAAGAACATCCAGATCAACGAGATGACCGGTGTTCGATCCGACCGGAACGGGTCAAAATACTCGGTTCTCGGTGAGCAGACGATGTCGAAGGAGCAGGTTCTTCAGAAGATCGAGGACGCCTGCAACGACGAGCTCTACAAGCACGGTAAGAAGACCGTGTATACCGGCGAAGCGGACATGACTACCATGTATCGTTACGGCGAGGACTTCTTCATGGGGGATCTGGTGCAGCTGGAGAACGGACACGGTCTTTCGGAGAAGGCGATTCTCACGGAGTACACCCGATCTTCCTCCGAGTCCGAGGGCGACAAGTTCTATCCGACATTCACCAAGCCCGACGAGACATCAGCCTGGCACCACTGAGGAGGGAGAATGGCACTTACCTCGGGTTTCTATCCATCCAAGGACGGTGACCGAAAGTACTCTGCGCTCGACTTCGGGCGCATGTTCGACGGCCTTATCCACGACGGCATCTACGCAACTGCTCTGAACGGTTTTCGTCCGCGAATGAAGGACGCGAACAGTCTCACCATTCAGGTGGACAGCGGTCGCGCGTGGTTCAACCACACGTGGGTCGTCAACGACGCCATGATCGAGATTGACGGTTCCCCGGCGCACCCGACATTCCCTCGCTGGGACGCGCTTGTGCTCACAGTGGACCGTTCGGACGACCAGCGCTCGGCATATCTCGAGATCGTCAACGGGACGCCCAAGGACGGGGCAACGCGACCAGACGTCACCAGCACAAACAACGAGATCAAGTCGCGCTACCCGCTCTTCTACCTGTTCATGGACAGCAAGTACAAGGCCGGAACGGCCCCCAAGCAGGTGAGCGACAACCGAGGGCAGTCAAACTGTCCGTTCGTCACGGGGATCGTCGACCACCTTGACGGCGACACCCTGTTCAAGCGCTGGGACGACTCGTTCCAGGAGTGGGCGAAGAACTACAGCGCCGAGGTCAAGACGGATCTCGACGAGTGGAAGGCCGAGCGACTGGCCGACTACAACACCTGGAAAGACACCCTGATCAACACGATGAATGGTGACACCAACAAGAAGGTCGTCAACGAGATCGCGGCGATCAAGTCTCAGCTCCAGGGGATGACCGCGGGTTTTAGGATCTACCAGGACATAGTATGGTCCAACGGGCAGGTTCTGGTAGACCGCACTACGCCCGTTCAAGGAAAACTCGTCTACGAGCTTAAGGTGTAATTCATGCGCATCTCCGATCTTCCGATCGTCCGGTACAACGAGGAGTCGGACTATATCGTCCTCGACAACCCCGGCAAGAGCACAACGAAACGGATCTCCTGCTCCGACTTTCGCTTCTCCGTGTTCTCGAACTACCAGTTCACCCACAACCAGATCGTTCGCGGAGCATCTCTCGGCAACGAGTTCAGACAGGACCACAAGGACGCGATCCGGTCCGGATCGTTCCAGGACCTGTGGCTTGGGGACTACTGGCTGTACAACAACGTCCGTTGGATGATCGTCGACTTCAACTACTTCAGGGGCACGGAGGAGGGCGTCAAGAACCATATTGTGGTCATGCCCGACCGAAGTCTCAGCGCCACCTTCGCCACAAAGGCCGAGGACCCCCTGAAGAACTACTGCGACTCTCTGATGTACGACGCGGCATCCAAGCTCAAGCCGCAGTTCGCAGCGCTGTTCGGCGACGAGTACATCATGGGGCACAAGGACGTTCTGGCGAACACTTACAACGGAAGCCCGACCTATCCGTACACCTCGGACGATATTCTCGTTCGCGGGGGCATCTACTCCACGATCCCGGATGAGGTCATGATGTTCGGAGCCAGACTCATGGCTCCCGTTCAGGCTGGCCGTAACGCGGCGGGACATATCACCGGCAAGCAGTTCTCCTACTACCGGCAGGGCATGGGCATTCCGAATCCCCACCAGATCTTCTGGCTGCGGGACAAGTGCTGGTACAACTACTTCACCTGCTGGGCGGACTACCGGCTGACCAACCGCATCTGGAACACCACCGCTGGTCTTCGCCCCTTCGTCTGTATCTCAGGAGATGCTAACTGATGTCACACACCCTGGAGCTGACGATCACTATCGTGGTATCGGTACTGGGGTCTTCTGGTCTGTGGGCATTTCTTCAGTCCCGAAGAGAGCAGAAGGACGCGCGTTCACAACTTCTTGTGGGATTGGCGCATATTCAGCTTGTCGGCATCGCCGAGGGATACTTGGCTCGGGGATGGATCACCCACTCTGAGTATGATGACCTTCGCATATATCTGTATGACCCCTACAAAGCTCTGGGAGGCAACGGCTCGGCCCAGAGACTCATGCATGAGCTGACTCTACTGCCGTCTCACAAGGAGAAGTACGCACATGAGTAATCGTACCTACGACGCCCTGAAGTTCGTCGCACAGGTGGTTCTTCCTGCACTGGCCACACTATACACAGCACTGGCTGCTGCATGGGGGTTCTCACACGTCGAGGCGATCGTCGGCACCATCACGGCCATCGATCTCTTCCTCGGCTCTCTTCTGGGTATTACGTCTCGGAACTACAGTCCTCCGGTTGACGGTACACTTCTGATCGATCACAAGAACAAGGAGGCGTACGCCGCCCTCGAACGTCCTGCTGCCGACCTGGCCAAGACTGCCGTGCTCAAGGTCGAGACCCCTAACGACTGACGCGGACAGAACAGGGACTATAACGAGAACCATCTCAGAAAG